AATAATCTAAGTTCATTTTCTTTCTCTCTCAATTGTTTATGTAACTATTATAGTATATCGAACAAGTTTTGGCAAGCGTAAATAATCTTTTTCTAAGCGGGGATGGGATTTGCCCCCAGTTTCAAATTTTCTTCAGCTGTTTGAACTGCTCCATTGTCGAGATTACTAAGACCACCTTGAGAATGTGGTGTATGGGAATGACCACCATGATAATCACCAGTATGAAGATTAGACATATTGATATTTTCTCCAGCTGGTGTTCTCCAACCTTGATCACTGGCCATTATCATTTTCTCCACAGAATTAAAACCTCTCTTCGGATCTCCATATCGACATAAAGCTTTACTTTCAAAATTTTCGTCAATTAACCGCTTACGTAGTTTGTTATTAGATTGTTGCAGACCGCCAACCATAGTTTGAAATGACTTGGGATCTTTGAATTTAGGATCTTCGTATCTTTCTTCACTCTTAAGAAGTTTAGTAATGGCTTGTATGTACTTCTTAAGAAACTTTTTGTTATCAACAATATTATAATTGTTATCCGATAACTCTGAATAAACTTGAAAAAGATCAAAAATAGAATTACGATTCGCAATAGCATAGGCATCTGAAGTCATAACATTTTTCATAAAAGCTTTAAATATTTTTTTGAACTTACTCATACTTCTTTCACCATCTGAACTATGACGATAAAAATTTCTTATACTAGTGACGGAAATACCTTCACCATTCAAGCCGTAAGCATATGTGTAAGCCAAATTAGAAATAAATTGATCAATTCCTCTACGATTGATATTCGTTTTAGTAAACCAAGTAGCTTTTTTATTTGCAAAGTAATCGCCATGATCTTTAGCTAATTCGCGAATGATGTTTGCAACTTTAGTCGTGTAAGCATTTAATTTCTCTGGTTCGTTAAGAGGTTTACCATCATTAATAACCAAGAAAAGGTCAGATAATTCTTCACGAGTAGCATCTGTATAAACCGAAATAACTATTCTTGAAAGATTAAAGGCAGTTTTCATTATATCAGGCATAGTTTCGTATGTATCATTATCACTAGTAATATGAACTAATCCACCTTGGACTTCATATTTACCATGAGTAAGTTTAACCTCATTTTTTGTAAAGGCGTCAATGACATTGTTTCTATTATTAGAGTCAATGTTAACATATTTAATTCCTTGATCTTTCTTATCTTGAAAGTATTTCTCATCATCGGGATCTTCCGCGTTTTTCAAACACTCATCAACATCCGCAAAAATAAATTTAGAAGGAGCTTTATTTAAGATGATTGAGACTATGTAACAACTTTTTTGAAACTCTTCCCATCGAGAATACTGATTTGCTTGGAAGGCAAGATCTGCTTTTTGAAACGGAGTTACCTCTTCCCTATAATCCTTAAGGTAATAAGGGCGATCATAATAATTCATTTGTCTAAAATATTTCATATTCATAATTTCTTTCTCTCTCTCTCTCTGTTTTATCAATTTATGTAACCATTATAGTATATCATACAACTTTTGGCAAGCGTTTTTAAAACTTTTTTTAAACTTTTTTCCAAATACTATCAGCGGTAAATTTCACACTGACAATAAACTTGAATCGTTTCCAGTTTTCTATCATCGATAATAAATACGTACCATCGTCTCTTTCATATAGGTGATATATTTGCCCCACCCTAGGCACGAAGTTATAAGACGCATTATATATGATGTCATTAAGTTTTGCGAGATTAGTTAGGGCCTTATACTGGTCGTTTAATTGATCCGCAGCCCCTTCGAAATAATTACGTGCAATAGATCCACGTTCATTATTAAATAGTTTAAGATCGGGTAGGGTAATAGCAGGCGCAGAAGAATTCGTTCCGTAGGGTAGTAATGATTTCTTATCGTCTTCTTTCATAATTAGAAAACCGCCCCGAAGGGCGGTAGAGAGGGAGTCTATGAGACAAGTGGTATTTGTAATCGATCACACAACTTGTCGTATTTGTCTTGTCCTTCTGGAGAGAGTCTATAATATTCCCAACCAAAGCCTTTGATCATTTCTGTCAGTACATCATACTGACGATCATCTAAGTTTTTTCTCTCACAGAGATCTTCCATTACGATAAATGAACCTTTACCAGCATCAGATAAGTTTTTGTACTCAGACTTCAAATCTAAAAACTGATTGATAGTCTTTTCTTTTATCCAGTCAGATAGTTCCTTACCGATATATATTTCTTTAGTTTCCATTCTACTTAACTCCTTGTTCTTTCGCAGCAGCGACTATAAGTGGCGTCAAAACCTTTTCAACTTTTCTTTCCCAGAAAGCCCAAACTGATTTATCAGCATATCGAATATCAATTCTATCGACAGACCATCCGTAGATTTTTTTGAAATGATTTTTCTTATTGCATAAACCATTATTGAAAAGATCGTAAGCAGCATTTTGTGCTCGTCTTAACTTTTCTAAATTTTTGTTCTTTGACTTAGGGAACTCACATTTTCCCGACCAAGGTATTAACTCGTCCAGCTTTTGGTGAAGACGTTCGAATCCAATATTAAGACCCCAAGGGGTTTTGAATAATTCTTCTTGATAATATTTGTACATATCTCTCTCTCATTTGTTTATACATCTATAATAACATATAGAACCATTTTTGTCAAGCGTTATGACACATCTTTTAAATAGATATCGATTTTGGTTGGATCCATACCTTGTTCTATTAGTTCGTCACGAAGTATTTCTGGTTGTGGGACTCCCCATCTAATATGGCGTTCATCATTTTGGTCGTACCATTCTACACACCAGACTTCTAAATAGTTCATGGGGACTCCTACCGTAAGTAACAAGGGCCAGTCCATCGGACAACATAGTCTTCGAATATGTTTCCTCTCGCCTTGTTTAAGGCAGGCGTTGCCCAACTAGAGGCCATGAGAATATCACCCTTCTTAAACTTAGGGTTTTCAAGATTGATAAAACCCCAAGCACTACCTTTACTTATGATCTTGATATACTTCTTACCGATCTTATAACTAAGACCTTCAGCATATTCCTTTTCCATTTCAGGTCGAAAACTAAAAGTCTTATAATCTGCGATACACGCTTCGAACAACTTGTTAATTTCTTTTTCCATTATTTTTCTCTCTCTTTATTAATTTATATAATCATTATAATACATTGAACAAACTTTGTCAAGTCTTTTTGTAAAAAAAAATCTTTAATTTCGTATAAATACTATAAAAAGAGTCTAACCATAATGGCAAAAATATTTTCAATACAAGACGGTAACCTACAGAATAGACCTATTACTACGTCAATCGCACGTACATATTCAGATATAGACTGTTCTTTTGAAACTAAGACATCTCCCAAAGGTGATATCTTTTTGAAAAAAGATGCAGCCGCTGTAGCACAATCAGTAAAGAATCTATTGATGACTAATCATGGTGAGGTTCCCTTTCGTCCATATTATGGTGGAAACTTAAATGACATTCTCTTCGAGTTAGCGGACGATTTGGAAGCTGATGATATTCAGTCTATGGTTACAGAGGCAATAGAAAGATTTGAACCAAGAGCAAAAATTAAAAATGTCATCAGCCAATTTAAACCCGACTATAATTCTGTAGATATAACTATTATATTTAATATAATAAATTTACAAAGAGAAGTTACATTGAATGTCACTATTGCAAGGACTAGATAAATGACTATACAAAATTCTGAGTTAGATTTTTTTCAGATTAAATCCCAACTAAAAACACACATGCAACAACAACCTGAGTTTCAGGATTATGATTTTGATGCAAGTGGATTATCTAATATACTAGACGTATTAGCACATAATACACATATCAACGGATTGATTGCAAACATGGCAATCAATGAAAGCTTTCTTAGTTCTTCACAGTTACGTTCCTCTGCGGTATCACATGCGGAGACTTTAGGGTACTCTCCAAAATCGCAGACCGCAGCAACCGCTGTCGTAAACATTACTGTAAGCGGTCAACCTAATAATCTAGGAACTTTATCTATACTAGAAAATACAATGTTTACAACAAGTATAGATGAGGTTGGCTTCGACTTTTTTAATACCGAGACTTGTACCGCAACTTATGATATTACTACTGACTCATATGTTTTCAGAACATTGTCGGGTTCAGAAAATATTCAATTGAAAGAGGGACGAATCAAAACAAAAACATTTATCGTAGGAGATACAAGCGATGATTCTGTTTATGTAATACCCGATACTCAGATTGATACAACTACAATGGTCGTAAGAGTATTTGATAATTATCTGTCTACAGATTTCCAAGTCTATAATAATATTAACGATGTGACAACTATTACCGATGATTCAAAAGTTTACATTGTACGCGAATCAGCTAACGGATTTTATGAAATGTTTTTTAGTGATGGTAACGTGTTGGGACAAGCACCGTCCGCAAACAATAGAATTGAAGTAGAATATATCGCATCTTCTGGATCGGATGCCAATGGTGGTTTAGTATTTTCTACAAACGCAACTGTGGGAAGCAATATTGCAATAACACCCGTAACAGTAGCCGCATCGGCTGGTGGTGATACAAAAGAGTCCATCGAATCAATCAAACTAAATGCACCGCGATCATATACCGCACAGAATCGTCTGGTAACTGCAAATGATTATACCGCGATGATATCAAGTAACTATGGAAGTTATCTAAAAGACGTTTCTGCTTGGGGTGGAAACGATAACGTACCTCCACAATACGGAAAAGTCTATGTTAGTTTGGTCTTCTTAGACGGCACTTCTCAGTCGGTGCAGACTCAAGTGAAGAATCAAATCAAAGATCAGTTAACATCCAATCTATCAATAATGTCTATCGATACTGAGTTTGTCGATCCATTAGAAACCTTTTTCGAGATTCAAACTACCTTTAATGTTGATCCAATAAAAAATCTAACTACTCTGGAAGCTCTAGAATCAAATGTTGGTACTTTGATTTCACAATATGTATCAGACAATCTCGGTACTTTTGGAGCGATATTCAGACGAAGTAATCTTCTCAGTGAGATCGATAATCTATCGACCGCCATTTTGAATTCTAGAATAGACGTAAAAGTACAACAAAGAGCGACACCTTCCTTAAACGTAGAAAAAGATTATGTACTAAATTACCCATGTGCATTATCTACTACTGATAAAGATACTCATGTTGTGACCTCGACTGTATTTAAAAATCCAATTCATGGAAATGTCGTGATAAAAAATGAACTAGGTTCTAATCGTCTACAGATGTTAGATTTAGATGGTGTGGTAAAAATACAAAACATAGGTTCTTACGATGCATCCAAAGGAGAAGTAAAACTTAATGCTTTAAATATTTCTCAAGTGTCAGGAGACAGTCTAAAAGTTTCAGCGGTTCCTGCTAACCCAAGCACCATAAGTCCATTACGTAATTATGTTATAACTTTAGATGAAGAAATTTCAAATGTAAATGGTTTAATAGATACAGGGTCTACTAAGGTCTTATTATAATGTCCAGCTTGAACAACTCTCAGTATCGGTCTAACCCTACGTTTCACCGTAGTCAGGTTACACAGGTACTACCAGAATTTTATCAATCGGAATATCCGAAGCTTGTAGAATTTCTAAAGAAATACTACGAGTATAGTGGTGAAGATGGTTCATCATCTTTCCAAGAACAGATTCATAATCTTTTTGGAATGAAAAATATCTCCGATGCAGACATCTCAAGGTTAGATTTACTATTAGGTGAGATCAGTGAAGGGCTAGAAACCTCATCATTCTATCAAAATCCAAGGTTGATGACTCGACTCTTATCTCATTTCTTTAGAAATAAGGGAACTCAATTATCTGCGGAGCAGTTTTTCAAGGCGTTTTTCAATCAAGATGTTGAGGTGTCCTACCCTAAAAAGGATATATTTTTTCTAAATGATGGAAATGGTGGTTCTCTTATCGGGCCTGAGGCACTCAAATATATCACAGATGACAAAAAGTATCAGGTCTTTTCTGTTCTTTTAAAAACAGGAATATCTTTTTCCGACTATGAAGATCTTTATAAAAAACTAGTACATCCAGCTGGGTTTCACCTTGCAGCTGAAGTGGAAACCATAGGAGAAGTTTCTATGGGAATTGGTGGTGCTGGAGTTGATCCACTAGAGACTCCCAACTATGCGGTTGTAGTTCAAGGAATTGCACCAGAGTCAAATCTGACACCAGAATACTCGTTACTCACAATGCAAGAAACCGATGCGGCAGATGCTGGTATTATTATTAGTTCTCTAGAAATACTACAGACTTACGCGAATAACACGTTACAAGAATTGGTTGATCAATATGGGACATTAGCTAATTTAGTGTCCGTGAAACCAACGCATTTAGATTCAGAAAATATATCAGTATCTTCTGGAAACGAAACTCTCGATGAAGACGACCACGAATAATGGTAATATAAATGGCTAGACAAAATTTAAATATAGGTCAAAGCGCAAACGACAATACTGGAGATACTCTTCGAGCTGCTGGTGATAAGATTAATGATAACTTTCAAGAGTTATACAGTCTTATAGATCTTGGGGACAATGTTACGGTAGAGTGGTTGAGCAACTTTGTTGTCACTACGGTTAGTGGTCAATTGGGTGGAATCGATGTTAGTGGAGTTTCGGGAAATGCACAAGCTATCTCGACATTAGATGCTCGTGTAAATCAACATGACACCATACTCACAAGTTTACAAAATAGTATCTCTTTATTAGATTCAGATGTGCTGGGATTAGACTTGTCTGGAATAGATGCTAATGCAGCTTCTCTGATTGCTCTCGCGTCTCGAATAGACAATGATAGTGATACACTTATAAATCTTTCGAGCACTCTATCCACCGTACAGACTTCTCTATCGCAAGTAATTGATTCGGATCAAGTTAACACCGCAATAGCCTTAGCGATACAGAATATATCTGATAGGATGGACAACGATAGTGATTCTCTTCAGTCGTTAATCAATCAGGTAAACACCTTACAAGTTGACTTCAGTAATATAAACCTAACGGGTATTGGAACGAACGCAGCAGCAATACAAGTACTTTCCTCACAGATTGGTAATTTAGATAGCGACTTACTAATAAATTCTGGACAGATAGGGAATTTATCTATCGGGATATCAGACTTGGAATCTAAAGTCGATAATGATATTTCTAGTGCAGTAGATTCTAGTACCAATATTTTACTTGCAAATATAAATTCAACAGACAACGCAGTTAGTGGTCTGACTACAAGTATTACTGGAATAAATTCTCAGGTCTCTTCAATAAATTCGAGCATAAGTAATCTTTCTTCATCATTAGGTTTTCTTCAGAATAGAGTCAATGCTGATAGTGATAGGATGGATGATGTAGATTCGGATATAGTTACTTTAAATAATACAATCGATTCTTTAGAAACTACTGTATCGAATATAGATTCAGACTTTTTGTTAAATGCTACAGCATCAGCTCGAGCAGAACTTAAGTCTCTAATTGATAGTGCAGAAGCGGTTATACTTAGTATCGGAGATGATGTTGATACGTTAGAAGCCGCACTTTTAACTGCTGGTATGGACTCCGCACAGGTGAGTTTAATTGTAGATGAGGCAATAAACGCTTTATCTACTAGTATAAATTCAATTAATTCTTCAGCCATTCAAACATTAACGACACGTATCGATCAAGATAGTGCTACATTGAGTGCTTTGTCTTCGGATGTAACACAGTTAACCTCCAACTTAGGGAATATAGATCTATCTGGAATATCTGCTAACGCATCAGCTATTCAAACATTAACGACACAGGTCGAACAAAACGATAGTTCTCTGTCATCATTATCTTCAGAGGTGACACAATTAAGTGCTGACTTAGGAAACATAGACACTTCAGGAATTGGGGCCAGTGCTCAAGCGCTAAGTGTTTTAGAAACAAGAGTGAACGCTGACAGTGACAGACTTGTATCTGTATCTTCACAGGTAACCAGTTTAGAAAGTGTTATTGAAAATGCGACAGATTCTTCAGTATTTCTTTCTATCGCAGCTGAAGCAAATCAATCATTAGAAACCAGAGTAGATCAAGATAGTGATTCTCTCTCCGCATTGTCGGCACAGGTAACAAGTTTGTCGAATGACTTGTTGGTTGCCGAAAATAATATTATAATAAACAATAGTGCGAATAGTACTTTATCTACTAGAATAGATAATCAAGATAGTGACATAATTTCAATTGCAGAAGATGTGACAACCCTTTCGACTGGCTTAGGAGCTCTAGATCTTTCTGGAATACTCGTTAACTCTAATGCGATATCTGGATTGGTAACACGTGTGAACGAAGATAGTGACAGATTGGTTACAGAAGCTTCTAACATAACAACTCTAGAATCAGAGGTAGCAAATTTACAATTAGCGGACTCTGCGACATCTACTGCAATACAATCTTTGACGACTAACATCACTTCAACTGACAGTGATCTCGCAATCGTTTCTAGTAATCTAACGCAGTTAACCTCAGACTTTAATGGATTAGATATTGCTGGTGAGGCTGTATCAGCAACATCTACTGCGATAAATGATTTGGAAACAAGAATTGATATAGACAGTGACAGACTATCCACAGAAGCATCTAAAGTTACACAACTTCAAGCGGACTTGGGTTCTCTAGACATTAGTGGAATTACTGCAAACGCAACTACTTTACAAGAATTAACTTCACGTGTTGATCAAGATAGTTCTACGCTAAGTGCATTGTCTTCAGATGTAACACAATTAACCGCCACTTTAGACGCGATTGACTTATCTGGAATTGACTCTAATTTTAGTGCTATTACCGCGGCTGCAGACTCACTCACTTCTTTGACAAGTCGAGTCACCGCAACCGAAAATAATATCTCTAGTGTTTCTACAGACGTTACTAATCTTACCGCAGATTTATCAACTGCAAATGGAGAAATATCATCTACATCAAATGCACTAGACACTTTAACTTCACGTGTTGATGCAGATAGTGACGGTTTAAATTTATTATCCAGTGATGTAACATCTTTGACGAATAGTTACAATAATACCGTCAATGATGTTTCCGCAAATACTGGAGCAGTATCATCATTAAGCACTAGAGTGACCGCAACAGAAGGATCTATATCTACAGTGCAAAGTGACATTACCACATTGCAATCTGACGTGACTACTATAGATGGAACTAAAGCTTCTAGTTCTGCCGTAAGTGCTTTAGAAAATAGAGTCGATGCTGATAGCGATTCTCTTACAACCTTAAATAGTGCCGTAACTAATTTGACGACAACGGTAGGTACTAAGGCTTCTACTAGTGCTTTAAATTCATTGACAAGTCGAGTGACTAGTACTGAAGGAAGTATTAGTACAATAAATTCTGAAATAACCGCTCTGGAAACTAATGTTGCTGATAAGGCTTCAAGTTCTGCGGTAAGCACTTTAGAAAACAGAGTTACAGATAATGAAACTGGATTGACTTCGGTTAATTCAGATATCACCGCATTAACAACTACAGTCGATGGTAAAGCTTCATCTGGCGCTGTATCAGCATTAACAAACAGAGTAAACGCTGATAGCGATTCATTAAATGTTTTAAATGAATCAGTAACCGCATTAACAACTACAGTCGATGGTAAAGCTTCATCTGGCGCTGTATCAGCATTAACAAACAGAGTGACAGATAATGAAACTGGATTGACTTCAGTTAATTCGGATATTACCACATTAACAACAAACTTAACTGGTGAAACAAACGCTCGTGTCTCTGCTGTCTCTGGACTACAGTCTCAGGTAACATCAGCTGAAGGAAATATATCTACCAATCAATCGAACATTGCCTCATTGGGGACAGAGATTGATGGTGAAAGAAGTGCTAGGGTATCAGCGGTCAGTGCTCTAAATTCTAGAGTCGATGATACTGACAGTGGTCTTTCGACAGCACAATCAGACATCAGCACATTAACAACAAACTTATCAGGCGAAACAAACGCTCGTATCTCTGCCGTTTCTGGATTACAGTCACAAGTAAATACCGCTGAAGGAAATATCTCAACTAACCAAAGTAATATTACTCAGTTGACAACTGATCTTGGTGATAAAGCATCTGTTACAGCCGTCAGCGAACTACAACAACAAGTCAACTCTGAAGCTGGGTTATTAGATACGCTACAATCTGACGTAACAGAATTAACAACCACAGTCGGTCAAAAAGCAACCGTCACGGCAGTAAACGCATTAACTTCACGTGTCAATGCAGATAGCGATAGTATGTCAGTCGTTCAGTCGGATATATCATCATTGACAACCGATGTCGCAGATAGAGCAACTCTTTCAGCGGTCAGTACATTACAACAACAAGTGAACGATGAAGCTGGATTTTTAGATACATTACAGTCTGACGTATCAGCATTAACAACTACAGTCAATGGTAAAGCAACCGTAGCGGCAGTAAGTGCGCTCGAGTCTCGTGTGAGTGCTGATAGTGATAGAATGATATCAGTCCAATCTGACATATCAACACTAACAACCAATTTAGATGACAAAGCATCCGTTATAGCCGTCAGTGCATTACAACAACAAGTCAACTCAGAGGCTGGATTTTTAGATACATTACAATCGGATGTATCAGCGTTAACAACTAATGTTAATGGTAGAGCTACAGTTCAAGCATTAAGTGCATTGACATCTCGCGTAAATGCCGACAGTGATAGTATGACATCTGTTCAGTCAGACATATCAACATTAACAACAAACTTAACTGGCGAAACAAACGCTCGTATCTCTGCTGTTTCTGGATTACAGTCACAAGT